AACGAGAAATTTACGGTGAACCTGATGCAGAAATGCTTGAGGATAACCAGAAAATTCTTGGTGCAGTAACTAGAGGTATGATTGATTTATTAGGTAGATCTGCTAATGGCCAACAAGGTATGGCTAAAGGTATGTTGGATCCACTTAATAGGCGTAGATTTGATAATGGTCAAGACTATGAATATAATCCTAATCAAAACCCCAATAATGGGTTAATTGATCATAAGTATCCTGATATTCCACAATCAGCTATGCTGATGTTGAATCTTCAGAACCAAGAAGCAGAAGCTCTTACTGGTGTTAAGAGTTTTAGCGGTGGTATGTCTGGTGAATCTTATGGTCAAGTTGCTGCTGGTATTCGTGGTGTATTGGATGCAGCAAGCAAAAGAGAGATGGCTATATTAAGAAGATTAGCCAAAGGTATTACTGAAATCGGTAATAAGTTTATAGCAATGAACGCTGTATTCTTATCTGAAGAAGAAGTAATACGTGTAACCAATACTGAATTTATTACTGTTAAGCGTGAAGATCTTAAAGGTAATTTTGATTTAGAAGTTGATATATCTACTGCTGAAGTTGATGATGCTAAAGCTAAAGATTTAGGTTTTATGTTGCAAACAATTGGACCTAATATTGATCCTCAGATTACTATGAAAATATTATCTGAGATTGCAGAATTAAAACGTATGCCTGAATTAGCACACGATTTAAAATCTTGGAAACCTACACCTGATCCAATTCAAGAACAGTTAAAACAATTGGAAGTTCAGAAAGCTCAAAAAGAAATTGAGTTACTGGATTCTGAGATTCAATATAATATGGCTAGAGCTAGACGTGAAGATGCTAATGCAGATAATATGGATTTGAATACTATGCAGGAAAGTGATGGCACTAAACATAGACAGAATATATCTCAACAACAGGCTCAAGCTAAAGCTAATCAAGAGTTGGAAATAACCAAAGCATTAACTAAACCAGTTAAACAGCAAGAATCTGCACCTAATATTGATGCAGCTATTGGTTATAATCAATTAAGTAGTGTATTATCTAATAATGAATAAAGTTGAACATAATATTAACTTTATTCTTTGGTTCTAACTTTAACTTAACTAAAGGACAAATCAGCCATGTCTGAAGTCTTAAATTTACAGAAACAACGTGATGACGCAAAAGAAATGATTGAACAAGCTGAAACAGCTTTAAGATTATTTAATAATCCAGATTTTAAGAAACTTATTTTAAATGAGTTCTGTATTAATGAGTGTGCTCGTTACGCACAATCTTCTGCTGATCCAGCATTAAATGAAAACCAACGTGCTGATGCTTTAGCAATTGCACAAGCTGCTGGTCACTTACGTAGATTCTTATCAGTTAAGATTCAAATTGGTAATCAGGCGGATCGTCAGATGTTTGACTTGGATCAAGCTATTTTAGAAGCTCAATCTGAGGATCAACAATAATGGAAACAACAGATGTTCTTGGAATGTCTGATGAGGACTTCCTACAATTAAACGGTCCTACTGAAGTTAAAGAAGAAACTGTTCCAGTAGTTGTTCCTGCTGAGGAAATTGCTCCAGAAGTAGTTGAAGAACCAGTACCAGAAGTAAAAGTTCCTGTTGTTGCGGCTACTACTGATCCAGAAGTAGTTGAAGAATCTGCTCCTTCTGTAGTAGTGGATGAACCAAATAAAGAAGTTACTGCTCCAGTAGTTGATAATAGTAAGCCTGCTGAGGCTGCTCCTACTATTAACTACGAGCAAGAATATAATCGTTTAATGGCTCCGTTTAAAGCAAACGGTAAAATGATTACATTGAATAGTCCTGATGAGTTAATTCAATTGGCTCAAATGGGTGCAAATTACACCCGTAAAATGCAGGACATTCAGCCACATCGTAAAGTATTACAGATGTTGCAAAATAATGGATTATTAGATGAGGGCAAACTTTCTTTCCTAATTGATTTAGATAAGAAAGACCCTGAAGCTATTAAAAAGCTTATTAAAGATACTGGTATGGATCCTTTGGATATTGATACCAGTATCGAACCTGCTTATAAAGAAGGCAATCACAGAATTAGTGATGAGGATGTAGCTTTTACTACTGCTTTGGAAGATATTAAATCCACTCCAAATGGTATTGAAACAATCCAAGTTATTAACCAATGGGATCACGCCAGTAAAGATTTATTGTGGAAGTCCCCTGACTTAATGGCAGTAATTCACAGTCAACGTGATAATGGTATTTATGACCGTATCGCTACTGAGATTGATCGCCGTAAGACACTGGGTATTATCCCTGCTACAGTTCCATTTATCCAAGCTTACAGAGTTGTTGGTGATGAGTTAAATAATCAGGGTAAGTTTAACGATTTGGTTAAACCAATGCCTAAGAGTAATCAACCCATTGCTACTAGAGTTGTGACTCCTAAGCCTACTGTGACTAATGGTGCTAAAGCAAGTGCAGCGTCTACTACTCGTAGTGTTACAACGTCTGCAAAACAACTGGTTAATCCTCTCGCCATGAGTGATGAGGACTTTCTCAAACAAATGAATAACCGTGTTTAAGGATACGTATCATGTTAAATTATAACGCACCTATTGATGGTAATAAATCGTCTATTGACGGTTCTGGTTCTGATCAAATGAATACTTTCTTCTGGTTGAAGAAAGCTATTATTACTGCAATGAAAGAGCAGTACTTTTCCCCTTTAGCTTCTACAGTTAATATGCCTAAAAACTTTGGTAAAACTATCAAAGTACATGAGTATGTTCCATTGTTAGATGACCGTAATGCTAATGATCAAGGTATTGATGCTAGTGGTGCAACTATCGCTAAGGGTAATCTTTATGGTTCCAGCAAAGACGTAGGTACTATCACTGGTAAATTACCTTTAGTTGGTGAAAACGGTGGCCGTGTTAACCGTGTTGGTTTCACTCGTTTAAGCCGTGAAGGTTCTATTCACAAGTTTGGTTTCTTTTATGAGTTTACTCAAGAGTCTATGGATTTTGATTCTGATGATGAATTAAAAGATCACTTAGCTCGTGAATTGATGAACGGTGCTGTTCAGATGACTGAAGCAATCTTGCAGAAAGATTTGCTGGCTGCTCCTGGTGTAGTTTTATACGCTGGTGCTGCAACATCTGATGATGAAATTACTGGTGAAGTAGTTGGTGGTGTACCTGCCTCTATTTTAAGTTACCGTAACATTATGCGTTTGGATCAAATCCTTACGGATAACCGTACACCAAAACAAACTAAAGTTATTACTGGTTCACGAATGATTGATACTAAAGTCATTCCTGCTGGTCGTATTGCTTATGTTGGTTCTGAGTTAGTTCCTCGGTTGAAGGAAATGACTGACTTGTTCGGTAACAAAGCTTTCATCGAAGTTCAGCATTATGCTGATGCTGGTACTATCTTGAATGGTGAGATTGGTTCTATTGATGCTTTCCGTTTCATCCAAGTTCCTGAGATGTTATCTTGGGCTGGTGCTGGTGCAAACGTAGGTACTAATCCTGGTTTCCGTTCTACTACTGTACTTGGTACAGAAAAGTATGATGTGTTCCCAGTTTTGGTTATTGGTGATGACAGCTTCAATACTATTGGTTTCCAAACTGATGGTAAATCTGTCAAATTCAATGTTCTTACCAAAATGCCTGGCAATGCTACTGCTGACCGTAATGATCCTTATGGTGAAACTGGTTTCAGTTCTATCAAATGGTACTACGGCATTCTTATCAAACGTCCTGAACGTATTGGTTTGATTAAAACTGTTGCACCTGTTTAATATCAGGTAAACTGAACCAAGGGAATTAATACTTCTCTTGGTTCAACTTTATAATCTTTTGGATAATTACCATGTCTACTACTAATGACCAAACCCAAGATGAAAACCAATCTGAGGAAGTCACTGAGCTTTCTTTGTTAAAACAACGTGCTTCAATGATGGGTATTGTTTTCTCAAATAATATTGGTATTGAAAAACTTCGTGAACGTGTTAACGAAAAGTTAGCTGAAGAAGCTAGTCAAGAAGAGGCTGTTAAACCTATTGAAGCTAAAGTAAAAGAGAAATCTCTTCGTCAAAAAATTATTGATGAAAATATGCGTTTGATCCGATTACGTATTACTAATTTGGACCCAAAGAAAAAAGATCTTCATGGTGAAATTATCACTGTAGCTAATGAGTTTTTAGGTACTGTACGTAAATTTG